GATAGATTAACAATGGTAGACCCACCCGGTTTAACTGTACCAATACCGTTGTTAACAATCCTATTATCTGTTGTGTAGGCAGTGCCAAATGTGAGGTCCGTACCTATGAATGTGTTTGTACAATTACTAGCTATTTCTAACCCTTTCTGACTAGAAACAACTCCACCAAATTTACTGCTATTAATGATAATACCGTCTGTACCTACCAAACTAATATCAGTTCCAAGATACCCAGAGATATAGATATTGTTACTCAGGATTGTGTTTACTGTTCCTTCGCATAAAATATGTGAATACTCTGTACCAACACTTGCTAAATTTACTCTGTGGAATAGGACATCATCAATAAAACATTGTGTAACTGCTTTCAGGTGTACACCTGCATATCTGGCACTGATATGCCCAGGACCGGCGTGCAGATGAAGCCTACCTGCTCCAGTTGAAGCGCCATCTGTTCTCCCTGGGTATGAAATACCATAATCAACCCCTACCATATTGAAAGCTCTTACAAAGATACCTTCAATATCAATAGCTTCCACACCTTTGTGTGCTCTAAAAATAGTAAGATCGTGTACGTCATGATGGACTGAGACAGGGGTGGTTGGACTTGTAATTTTTAGTGCTACACCATACCTTTTGTTTGCATCTAGTGGGTCTGCGGATAAGCCAACGAACTCATAGTTAGCTACCCATGAGCCTAAAACCCCATGAAGTTCAATGCCCCCATCAAAACCATAAGTAGCGCCATTCACCGAGATGTCATCAATCGTAACCCGATGAAATTCAGTAGTACTAGTCACCAAACCCTCTATTCTGCACGCAACCCCGCCATTTGCTACATCACGAGCAAACCCGATCCCTTTAACAGTTATCCTCTCATGTAAGGTTGTGTACGGAATGTAGAAACCAACTTCACTGGCTGACGTCGCGGAGAACGTTATGTTAGTAGCTAACCTTCCTGCTCCAATAAGCTGTATTGCCCGCGTGAAAGCAATTTTTTCAGAAACATTCCACCAGCCTGCGGGAATAGAGATGATAGGTGTTGCTTTTACTAGGGATGTAAGGGACTCGATATATGTGACAATCTTATTGAAGGCCACAGTTAAATCGTTACTGGTGAGATTCTCACGGAACCATAGGACATCTATGGAGTTACCGAGAACGTCACGCTTTACCCTCCTACCAGATCCGTCTATAATAACAATCCCTCCATCATCTAAGCTGGTAATATCTGAAGCATCAACATAAAACTTCCCAGAGATTCCGTTACTTGTTATTTCAAATCCAGTCGCCGTTCCTGTGTAAGAACGCAGGGCTGTATAGTCTGCGAGAGGAATCATTTTAGAAACTGTATCATTCAAATATTTTGTACGATTAGCCAGTTGTTGTGCTTGAGCGTTAGCATGACCATCCACAGGTACACCACCAGAGAAAGCTGGAGCACCACCTAAGCCTGGGTCTGTTGTTTCAAGTTGATAAATTCCACCTTCCCATACAGAACTCTCTGTAAGATTTGTCATAGTTTCTCCAAATAATTAAAACAATGTGGCAAATGCCCCCCCCGGTTCCCCGAAAGAGACTAATGTTTTTGTTGGGTTATATGTCTCACCGCCATCGTAAATCCAGCTTCCGTCATAAGAGGGATCGTACACATAATAACCTTCTGTCGTGTAATCGCTATCGCCGTACTTCAGACCATACCCCAATCCATATCCGTAAGCACCTGATGAACCGTTGCTGCCAATATTTCCAAATCCTTTTGCGTTAGGCACACCATCAAAGGCAAAGAATGAGGCTCCATCAAACTCTCCAAACCCAATCCCTACACCAACTGTTTTTGGGATTAATCGTGATGGATACCCTTGGTTGTAACTAATGTAGGTAAGTAGTACTTTCTCAAAATCTGTTAGTAGTTTTCCTATCAGGACAATTACATTGGCATTACCTTGTTCCATCAGGTATGTTGTGTTTGTACCGAGGATTAGGTTAATTACAGAGATGAACTCTTCTGGGGTACTTGCTGTAACGTTCTTGTATATCTTAGCCTTGATGAATAGTCTGTATGTTTGGTCATCGAGTAGTGTGTTACCACCGATAGGTGCATTTAAATCCCACCAGTTTGATCCAAGCAATTCATTTGTAACGTCGCCAAATGTTCCAGCTTTGGTTGCACCTGTAAAGCCAAAGAAGGTGAATAGATCCGTGTTCAGCAATACTCTATCTTGACCTACAATCCTGCCAAGAAGATCGAGTTGTTCACCTGTTGCTGTGTCAATGCTTCTGAGTTGCATCAAGTCTTTATAAACAGCAATAAGGTCGACCTGCCCTTGAATTAACAGTTGGAGATAACGATCAATTACGTCTTTATTTTTGAACTGTTCCGTTACACGATCACGAGCTTCACCTAAATAATCAGGAACCACGAATGGATTGATTTCACTCATACGTTCCTCTTATGTGTTAATGGTTATGTTGGCTGAAGATAGCGTAGCAATAGAATCAAAATCGATTGTAATGTTTGATGCCCCAATAGGAGATGGGGAAGTACCAATGTACAAACTGTCAACTTGATGACCAACTACAGAGTTGATTGGTGTGTACAAACGACTGTAAACAACATCATCACCAATACCGAAATTATCTTCAAAGTATTGAATGAGAGCAGACTTAATATCGTCTGGACCAGTTGATGGGAACAGCACATCTGTTGTGAGGGAGAGAGTGATATAGATTGGGACAGGATCAGGTCGTTGGAATCTGATGCTGTGTGTCAGTCCCTGACTATCTGTAACAGTTGAGGATACGTTACCATGGGATGTGATACCCATTGGCTTGTTTTCCCAGATTGCCTCAACAATCTCTGCTGTAGAACCACCAAGGATGAGAGGCATAAATCCGTGTGCAGGAACACCATTAGCATCAACTACGTCAGTATCATTCTCATAGATGATAACTTCTGTGACACCACTTACACTAATCAGGGCTGAATACAAGGCTTCGATAATGTTTGATGCGCGTTCAAACTTAGTGTTTCTGAAACGTTCACGAAGCTCTTCGTCTGTTTCACGGTTAGTGCCAATAGAAGCAGCAAGAGTGTTTGTTACGCTATCCCACCCAAGTTGTGGTGTAAGGATTCGTGTGAGTGTGTTTACTTCAGCCTCTGTCGGGCCATTCTCGGTACACTGCACATCACCAATCTTTTGAACTTTTGTAATACCGACATTGGTTGATGTTGTGAATGTAACAGTTGAAAATTCATCATTACGAGTGAGCGTAAGAACCTCACCTGAAACACTGCTTGTAAAACTCGTATGACTGGATTGAATAACAGAATTTAAACCGTTTAGGATCGATGCTGTTGTAGCACCAACTCCACTTGTGTATGTAATGGTGTTTGAAGATGTTGAACTTGTGTATGTGATGGTGTAATCTGTTGAATCACCCGCCACCAAGATAGAAACGCTACAACCTGAAGCGTTAGAGGGTGACAGAGCAATAGGCGCAACAACAGACCACTGTGAAGCATCTACTGTGCTACCAACTACTGAACCACTTGCAACGAGGGTTCCATTATCTCCTGAGATAAGCACAGTAGATGTTGACGGTGTTTCCTCTTCTCGTGAGATACCACCAAGAGCAACAAGATTATCCAGTGCAATACCTGTTGATGTATTTGGATCAAATGCAGCATAATCTTGTTGTGCAGCTTCCCACAAGTCAGCCAAGCTTGGACTTACAAGACCAATCAACCTACCCAGTATAGAACTGTCAGAGACATCTACGAAATCTCCGGGAGGTACTAACTCTTGGAAAAGACTAATAGCTCTATTTTGTAGTTCTGTAATAACTTCAGGAAGTCGTCTAATGACAAAGCCCTGATTCGTAACTCCTGCCATTATAAATCAACTCCTGTTATTGTTATTGCTGGGGAGACTTCACCACTAACTACCTTCACACGAAAGGATAGAGAATATTGTCTATTCTCAAAGGTGCTGTTGAAGCTTGTAATTTGCATCACACCAACTTCATCAAGAATCTGTTGTTGGAATATCTTGTCAATAGCAGCTTTGGTTGTCTTGCGCCCAAGGATTCTTTGCCAATACGGAATCCCGTAGGAAGTATTGACGAACCATTCCCCCAAAAAGGTTCTTAGGCGAATGCCAAGACGTTGAGCAACCACTTGAACAGGATAGGAAGTGGTTGGTGTTTGTCCGTTTATAAAAACTAAATCATTATTTTCATCGAGTAGTAAATCCATCTGTTCTCCTTATGGGTTTGATGGTGGTGGAGAACTTCCGTGAATGTGCGTGTTGAAAATTACACCATTGAATGAGGCAGTTCCTGTCATTGTGTAATTACCAGCATGAGTAATGTTTCCTGTCCACACAGATTCTTCAGCATTCACGGTGAGAGAGGGAGTTGTAATGGTTGCAGACGTATCAGCAAGTACAGTAGCATTCCTACAATCAACAGCTACGTCTTGATTGGTGCTTATATACACTCCACCACTTTGAGGAAGCCTAATCTCTGTTTCTTCCCCGGTAGATAGTCTATTAACCACTACCATGTCTTGTGGGTTGTGAGGCCAGATGTGACGACTCGGATTGTTCACGCTGTTGCCGATAGGGAACACACCAGGAATTGCAAAACAATCCCTCTCATCAAACTTACGATTGTCTGATGGAACTCCTTGCCTACCTGTTCCTCGTTTCCACACATCCAATCCACGCATAGAATAAACAAGAAGAACACTATCACCAACATTGACAGGGAATGTAATTGCGCTTGTACTGGAGGCAGGCATTTGAACTGGAATGTTCTGAACTACAGGACGTTCAGCGATAGTCCCATCTACACCTTTCATGTTAATAGCTGGTTGAGCATCAATGGTGAGATTGCTGAAGTTGTCTCTTACTGTTACAACAATACCAGGAATAGCTGTGTAAATACCACCAACCTGATGGTCAAAGGAGGCTTCTAATACTTCCTGTAAACTTGCTTCACGCATACTACCCCACCTTGATTTTCTCGCTTAAACGAAGGTCTGTCACCCAATTAGCTCCACGATACTCACCATAGGATCGCAGTGATTCCACCTTGTACCAACCACCAAGATTCTCATCTTCGAGCTTTACAATGCTTCCACAAACGATTTCAGGGTTAAGGAGAATCTTCACTTGTACGCCCTTTTTCTTGGCCTTATCCTTTTTGGTACGTCTTACCTCACCCGACACCATGTAGGGTAATTCGAGCATCCCGGATGTAGAAGATATAACATATGCTGTGCCAGTGTTCTCTGTAATTGTTCCACCTGCATCACATACATACAACGTCCCATTATCCACTTGGTACTCGACATTGTAAGTTTTTGACAGCTTATTAAGCATTTCCTTTGCTGTGCCGGATAGAGGATAGCCATCAACTACTTCGTTATTCAGATTAGTTCCATTGAACACTGTACGTGAGATACCGGGGATTTCTTTAGCAAGAGTTTCAAACACTTCTCTTACATCTTTACCGGGAGGTACAGCCTTACTCAGTGTCTGATGGTTCAATTCAGTATAACCATCTCCAAGTCGGATTTGAGTGATGATGTCATTACCGCTTTTTCGTGTACTCGTTTCAACAACTTGGCCGGAAAATAGACGCTTAATCGTCGTATCGTAGAACCCGCAGGAAAGGACAGCAGCAATATATGGTTGCTCCAAATACTTCTGTTTTTCCCGCGATAAGTTATAAATTTCCACTACAGCACTATTGGTTTTATCCTTATTTGAAGAAGATTTTGACACATCAAATGAAATATTCATTGGGTGTGTAACTTCAAATCCATTCCCTGTTTTAATGTCACCAACGATGAGAGAGTAGTGTCTATTCTTTTGATAGATGATTGTCATTAATCCGGTGCTCCCCAAATCCAAAACATTCTATAATAGCTACTCAATGCTCTCGGATTTGACTTATATTTCTCAGTGTTGTTATCTGAGATTGGTTCAAGAAAGATATAACCTGTTAGTGGAAACAAAGCATAGTCCCAAAGGATTGGGTAGTTAGGAACAAGAGCCTCACCAAGCACAACAGGAGTTCCATCTTCTGTACTTAGATCAAAGTGCCATAGTGCAGTACGAGAATTGTAATAAGCACGGAAAGTATAGGAATTCCCTTCCAATGCAATCTGATATTCATAATCCTCATCATCAAACAGAGGCATAACAACGTATTCTACGGCCATTAATCACCTCCAAGTAGTGTACCAATCCCTTTTGAGAAGTTTGTGGCTCCCTTGCTTAATACAGACTCATCTTCTATCTCAGCTTTAGGGGCATCAGCCTCACCACTGTCAACTTTCTTTGATGTACTGTCTTGCTTGCCTTTCTTTTTCTTTGTGGCAGCAATAACATCATTAGGTACTTGCGCTTTTTCAAGAGTTACAAACTTAACTTTCTCAAGTGTTAAATCAAGAAAGAGTGCATCACCTGTACTATCATCTTCGTGAATAGAGAAGTTGGTGATAACAAGGCTGTCTGTAATGTCCCTGATGTTTACACCATCAAACTCATAGATTTCTACAAGTTGAACATTACTCTCAAGCCTCTGATTCTTCGTGCTCCACTTCTCACCTGACATGAGTCCTTCAAGCAAATCAGCTACAAGGATTTCAAATGAAAGGTCAGTACGTGCTTCAATGTCAATGATGGGTTGTGGTGTTCCAACATCGAAGAATTGACCAATGCTGTCAGGAAGGAATTGAAGGAGTCCTGTATTGGTTTGGTTGAAACTAACAGGCTGTGGTTGGGTTTTCTGGTTAAGAACACCTTGATTATCTAAATCCCTAATCTTTGAAGGAATGTCAGAAAGGTCAACACCAGTAATGATTCCAGAAATTTCATATACAGGATTTTCAGGTGTGAAGTGGTCTGTGATAGAAGCACCCCTATCAACAGGGTGCCTTGTTACACTACCACGGTGTTGCCTTGCATAGCTGGTCACGCAATCTAAGTATATGAAACCTGATGGTTCATCAGGGGTGTCTGTACTCCCCCACTTAATGGCAATAGTCATCAGTTAGCACTCCTTGGATAATTGGATAGTGTTTCACTGAGGATGTTCTGTATTTTTGTGGAGAACACATTTGCTTGCTGCTCTGGAGTAGTACCTTCTGTTGGAGATATTGTTACATTAATATTTCCAAATGATACATTGTTGTTTTGTGTAGACTGCATTGCTTTTTCTTGTTGTTGAGCCACAACCATTTGCTTAACGTGGTCGTCATATCCAGCAGGATCATTGTAATAGATGGACTTTGGATCATTAACAGCAGTTTGTCGCTGGTCTATTTGTTGACCCATTTGGGCAAACCCTTGCATCTTCTCATTGAGGTACTCAGCAAGTGGTCCTTTCAAACCCATAAAGGTTTGACCTTCTGTATTCAATGGAACCTGTGTATAGTTACCGGGAGGAAGAGGACCATTGGGTATGGTTGTAACAGAGTCAAAATAATCCATTACATTCTTGGTCAGACTCTTTTTACCTTGAATACCATAAGACAAGTCTTGAAGGACGGCAGCAATCATACCGAACATAACAGCAACCCTGCCCCATTTTGACATCATCAAAGTTCCCAATCCTGCAAGTTTTATAAAAGCTGATTCAGATAAACCTGTTGTTTTGGAGAGTTCAGCAAGTCCATCATTGAGGTCTTTGAACAAAGAGGTTGGAACCTCTGTTGCTGTGACTAAGTCACCAAATGTATCAGTTAGCCCTTTCACCAACGGCTCTGATGCTTTAATGCCTTCAGTAAGGGTTCTGAAAAACCTTGCAAAGTGTTGTTCGCCGCCTTGGTCAATGAAGAATTTAGTAAGATCTTCTAAGGATTTACTCATCGAACCTTGTGCGAACCTTGATGATTGTCTGTACTCATCCATCAGAGGTTCAGAGTTTGAACGCATCACTTCAAAGAATTTGGGGAGAACTTTATTAGGATCAAGATCACCTTTTGCCATCATGTCAATAAGTACTTTAGTATCCCCACCAGTTACAGCTTGTGCCATCATCTTAACAGCAGCAGGAAGTCTTTCAGCCAACTGACCACGCAATTCTTCTGCGTAGATTTGTTGTTTACTCACCATCTGGGTGAGGGCTTTCATAGTACCCTTCATCGCCTCTGGGTCTAGACCCATTACAGCACCATACTGTGTGAACGATTCAAAATCTCTTTGAATAGAGTTTTCCAGTACAGTACCCTGAGCACTTGCAAGGTATTGAGTGAAACCCGGAGTCAGAGATGATGTCGTCATACCCAAACTATTTCCAAGATTATTCAGATAATCCTTGTACTGCTTGGCTTGTTGTGGACTCCCTGATACAGCATTCAACGCAATGTTCTGCGAAGCAAGTTGTTGTGTTGACTGGTTCAGTTGCGCCATACCGTACATGCCACCAATGAGGGGTACGGAGGCCACACCATAACGCATGAAGGCTGCTGGACCACCACCCATGCTTAAGTAGTTTGCGCGGGAATTGTGTGAGGAAGATGCCCTAAATCGCTCTTCCCTCTGACGTTCCATTCTCTCTCTGCGCTCAAGCAGCCTTTGTTCAGCTTGCTTACGCTTCTCTTCTACTTGTTGACGCCTTTTAGTGTCAGTATCAAATATACGATTATCAGCAAGGGCTTGAGCGTGTAATTTAATAAGTTCCTTGGTGGAATCTCTTTCTTTCTGCTCTCGATCTTTACGTTCTTTCTCAAGAGCTTTCTGCTTCAACTTAGCTTCAGCATCAGCAAGTTCTTTTGCTTGCTTTAGTTCTGCTGCTTTGCGGGCAGCAAGTTGTTCACCGATTCGATATTGACTACCTTGTCCTGTGGTTAATTCAAGTCTACGGGACGAATCAAGGAATGCTTTCCTATTCTGAGCTGTGATACGTTCTGACAGAGGAGCGAATGACTTTTGCTTTGATGCAAGACGAAGTTGCAGATTACGGAAAACATCACTATCATCAATCTGTTTAATCTTGGCTTTTGACTTCTCAATATCTTTCAGACGATTTGCTTGCATCTGAAGCATTTGAGCAAGTTTTGCTTCATCTTGTACGGACTTGGCTCGTGCTTGTTCACCTAATCGATATTGAGCACCATAACCACTCTTTAGTTCAATACCACGAGAGGATGCAAAGAAGGATGATAGATTCTTTCCAGCTTGCTTGTCACTAAGCTGTTTATACTCTTTCTTGTTTTTGTCAATCGTCTTTGCAATTTGCTTAACAGTCTGACCTTCAACAATAGCATCTTTCTTAGCTTTCTCAAGAGCAGCTTTTAGACGTTGTTCACCAAGTCTGTATTGCAATCCTTGACCAGTTTTGATTCCAATATTCTTGGCTGTTGTGAAGAAGGATGATCTATTCTTTGATGCTTGTTTATCAGAGACAGCTTTGTTTAACTTCTGTGTTGATTTACTGAGTTGGTCTTGGGATTTAGCAAGCTTATCAGTAGCTTTTGCTTCCTTACCTAATGCATCCGCCTTTGCCTTAGATGCATCCTCCGATTTCTGTTTAGCTTTTGTTTCTTCTGCAAGAGCACCAACAGACCCTTTTAATTTCTTTTCAAGATCTTTGAAAGCAGCTTCTACTTTCTTGATTTCAGATGGGTCAAGGGCAAACCTAATCTTGGCAAAGTATTCGGCTATTTGTGTCATTTCTGTCCCTTCTGTTGTTTATTATTCTCGGGGACATTACGCATAGAATCGTCCCTCAACGCATCTTGAACATCAATCATCTCCAACATATCGTAGAACTGATCGAGGGTGTATTTCTCTTCAAGTTCCCAAAGAGTGCAGAGTTTTGATTCATGCATCAGGAGTCGCATTACATCCCAATCACCACTAAACTCTTTCAACACCCTTTCGGTTTCTTTAGACTTCACCGAGACAGAAGGCTTTACTATTCTTCTGAATCGTCGCTTAGTTGAAAAAAATTCCAGGTAATCACCTCTGCCACCAAGGTGAACATTTCCGTATATTTTCCAGCAAAGGTAACGTCGAACTTCTTCATATCAAAATTAACACTTCCTTTACTGCAACCATGAATGATAATGTCTGCAATCAGTTCTGGCTCAAGTGCCATAATATCGACACCCTCGTCAGTAATCATTCCAGATTTGAAAATCTTACGTTGTACTTCTAACCCCTTTAGGGCTTTAAACTTCTTCAGATGGTAGATTTCTCCGCCAACCTCTACTTCCTTACTATTAAATGCTTCAAGGTTCATATATCACTCCATTATGTTTCGTATAAATTTCAATAATTTTATCCAAGTTAGATAAGTAAGTTGTTTCTGTCCAACCATCTTCCATCTGTTCTTTTGAGAGAATACCACACTGTAGTTCTAGTTTACACCGTAACTCAGCAGCACGACAATCTTGCTTGGTTGGAAATTCGTAAACAAGATGATTACTAATATTGTAAATGGATTTTGAATCTTGTCTCCTCACGCGAGTGTGGGAGATATTAGCGATTCCAAACTTAATTGCAATTGGTGAGTCATTGTCTTTGATGAAATTGATATAAGCTTGTTGTTGTCTTGACGGAGAACAAAGGCAGGGTCTACAACCTTTTTGCAAACTATTGGACGCGGCTTCTGCTTCATTGTTACATTCAGGACAGTAAACATTCCAATATGGAAAATACCCTTTACTGTCCTTCCTCTTACTCCTCCAAAACTTTGTATCGGGATGAAAAGCTCCAGACGCAAAGAATGATTGTATCATTTCGGTGTATGGTTTTGAGTGGAGTTCACTAAGTTTCTCTGACTTGCACTTAGGACAACCTTGTCCTTGATTAATCAGGGTGCTCAATGTTCCACTATCCCATTGTCCATGTTTGGGACAAACGAGTTGTATTTTGGTGTATATACCCTTCCACTCTCCAATAATACCCAGAAACCCAAAACCAACATCTTCAGCCTTTCTTCGTGCTTTAATTACCCACTGTTCGTTAGACCACTGAGGAGCCCTTGCACAACCACATGGGATATTCCCTTTGATTAAATTTCCTTTCACAGACCTAAATACCCCATCTTCAAACAGCTCACTGTCTTCACTACACTTATGACACTTCAAAATGTAAACCTTGGCTGTGCGTTTGTAACCACTCCAGCCAATAACCTCAATTTGGTTATCTTCACCAACCACAGGCTTACTCAAACTCCACTCATCTTGTTGTAGACCGTATTTGGCATCAATCACATCTTCAAGATTCATTTCGCACCCAACGTTTCAACAGAAAATAGAACTCTAAACTATTCTGTTGAAACTGTCAAGTGTTAAAATATTGAATCAAGAGCGCCACCAATAAACTCTGTAGCTTTATTGAACAGCTTGCTTTCTGGCCTTGTGTTTCCTGCAACGGTGTATCCTGGTTCTGTCGTTAAACAAACTACCTCCCACACGCGATATTCAAACCCATCACTGTAGACTACTTCAGGGAAACCAGAGATGAATGCTTCATTACTGCTAAATACACTATTACCAGAGGAATCCTTAAGCGTAAGAGCAATCCTTGCTGATCCTGTGTAGTAGTCAGTACCAAAGATAGCACTCATCACATCGTTAGCTTCTTCTGTTTGAAGACAAGAGAATCGAATAACTGCTGAATTGTCAGGGTTACGAATCCTTGTATTCTTACCTCTGATGCCTCTAACCAATGTGTAGTTGTCTACGTTTCGTTGAATAGACATGGTGCTCCATCCACGAAGGATATAACCACCAAAGGTAAGACTTACATCTTGAGGACTATATGTGCGAACATCAAAGTAGGACATTAGATAAGGCCCTCAAGAATTGGTCCAGCAGAAGCAAGCACGGTGGATACAAGCACATCAAGCAAACCAGCAGCTTCAGCATTACCACCAATATTGTAAATAGCTTGACTACTCTTAATCACCCATGTTCTGTCAGTAATGACAGTGCTGTATTCTGTTACTGGAAGCTGTTCAATCCAGCTTGTTGTACTGAAGAAGAAACTACTTCCAAGGTTGTCTTTAATCAGCAAAGGGAACTTAGCTCGTTGTGTTAGTTCATCAATCTGCCACAACTTAGTGAGGGTGTCGTTTCCTTCTGATGCACTGTGTAGAGTGATGGAGATAGTGTACGTTTGATCATTGTTATAGAGTCTTGCAACTCTACCGTCTGTTGTTCGTGCTGATGTGAATGGCTGAACATCCTTACTGATAGTCACAAATGAACCATCAGTAAGGCCAACCAACGGGATAACACCGGCAATCAAAATTGTTACGTCTTCGGGTGAATACGTTCCTAATGTAGCCATTGTTATCTCCTATTTAGTTTCAAGGTGTCCAGCGTGGATCAACTGAGATGCCAAGATCGCCAAGTACACCATTAGTATCTGCTGTTAGAACACCATTACCGCCAGTGACACCAGACAGAGCAACACATTGAATACCCCAATCACGGTTATCAATAGCAGTGCTGAAACTACGGTCGGGTTCCATGCTAATGAAAGCTTGAGGGCTGAAGTACAAGCTGCGACCAGTGTTGTCTTTGATAGTGAGGCTGAACAGCCAAGTATTATCACGAGTTTGTTCGTCATTGCTCAATAGAGCGGACAGCACGTCGTTACTCTCAGCAGCTTGGTGCAGGGACAGAGTTACAGTGGATGCTTTATTGGCACGAACAACACGAGCATTTGTTAGATCACTACCAACATAGAGTGTGGAAGCTGGAACTTCACGGCTAATGTTGATGAACGTCCCGTCTGCGTACCCAGAGATCACGTGGTAAAAAGAACTGTTTGAAATAACTACACATACGTCCTCGGGACTGTATGTTGAAAGGATTTCGGACATTGTAGCCATTGTTTATTCTCCTTATACTTATAGAGTGGCTGTGCCAGTGATAACAACCTTACGAGCTGATCCCGCAAGTCTGAATGAGATAACAAAGTCACCCATAATACGTTGTGCACGCTGAGCCGGAGGAATAGCCAGAGGATCAGGAGAGATGACAGTGTAAGCAGGAGCATCTGCAATACCACCATTACGCACACCCTCACTCATAACGGTGCGAATTTCGTTCTCAATGATTGTGGCGCCTGCCCGAGTCATTGGGATTTTCTTGCTGTTAACAAGACGGAAGAACACAGATTCTTGGAGACGTGCTGTTAGCCAATGAAGAAAAATTGTTTCGTCAATCGGAGTCCCAGATGACATATCACCATCTTGGAAGATTTCAACACCAGCTTTACGGGTGTAGAAGTTTACATGCTTGTTACGCAGGTTGGTTTTCTGTGTACTGGACAGAGAAGAAACAGTTACGCCAGCAACAGATTTCAAGTCCCAATCATTACTACCGGGTGTTTCTGGAAGCTGAGAACCAATCCAAGCGCACTCAGGGAACTCGGTATTAGCAGTGGCTGAGTAGGTGATAAAAGTGTGGTCATAGTTGAGATCCGACAGAGCTGTACCAACATCAGTGGTGGCTGTAGTTAGCAGATCGGAATCAGAACTGGAAGTACCATAAATCTTTTCACGGGCTTGGATAGCAGCAGCAACTTCGAGAATATCTGCTTTAACATGCGACTCACAAGTTAGTGCATACCAATCATTGTTCTCATCTTCAACAGCGCCAAGTGCATCTGTCCAAGTTTCTGTAGGAGTTACATTAACAAGAGAGATGTTAGTAGATGAAGTGATAGACCACGCAGTGCCGGGAGTAGCTACAGCAACAGAGAAAGTACCATCGAGGTTGTCAGTGAAGTTAATACCGGAAAGGGCACCAACAGCAGAATCCAAACCAGCTACAATTTCAATGGCTGTTGCGTTAGCATCTGATGTGTAGGTGTAAGCAGTGCCGTTAATAGTGACAGTGTAAACGGTGGTGTTTGCAACAGTAGCAATGCTACCATCAACCTCGTCTACTTGACGACGACCAACAATAACTTGTGGCGGTTTTAGCTCTTGACTGAACAGTTGACTAACCATCTTGTAGACATTGCTTGTAGATGGGAAATCGTCTGCAACTTCATCAGTAGTGGTGTAAACACGGGTACGTTCAGAAAAGTTGGTGAATGAAGCCAGTACAGCAGGAATATTAAAACTTGCTGTATCAATAATATTTGTCTGGGAAGTGATTGAGACACTTACCACATCTGAAAGATCGTTTGCCAATCTCTTTTCCTCTTATTTATAATTATACTGCGGGCGGAATGACTTGAATCTCTCCGCTCTCTTGATTGTCAATAGTGACGGTTTCAACCCAATC